TTGGAGGTCTTTGGTTGCTGGTCTGTTATTGGTTGGTTGGTTGCTAGTTGTGATTCATGTTATTTGTTGTGCTATTGTATGCTGATATTTTTCTTTTTTTTGTCTGCTCTAATTTTCATGTTTTTTATTTAAAAAAACCTTTACAGTTATTCTGTTTATATCACAAACAATATGCATTACTCCTAACTCAAACTCTGAAAACTTATTTAAATTTACTTTAAGTTCATGTGCTTTTATCATTGCCAACTTGCGTTTTAATCTTAGCTCTTCTGGATTAATGTCATTTATTACTTTACTATAATACTGTTTGTTTTTAGTTTTCTTTAAAACTAATAACATAATATTATATCGTACTAGTGCTTCTACTTCTAACTTGTCAAAAGCAATTTCTAAAGCTTCGTTTATAATATCCTTAATTCTTGGCATATCTTTATTAATTTTTCTCTTCCGTGGTTTTTGTAAATATCACTTATGTCTTTTCCTAAACTTCCGTGGTGGTATAGTACAGGAATTCCATACGTCTCTGAAATCTTCTTAGCACCTTCTTCTCCTGCTCTATCAGCGTCAAACCATACATACATAGTGTCAAATCTTGCTTTAAGTAACTCATAAGCATTCTCTGATATAGGTGTAGTTTCGCTTCTAACAGCAACAGCATTCACTCCAATAGAGTGTAAGGTCATAACATCTTTAGTGCCTTTAGTAATGATTAAAATAGTTCCCTTGTGTGGTAGCTGGGTGTAACCCTCAAGCATACCTCCAAAGAAGTTTGTTCTAAATTTAACTTTCTTCTCTGCATAGGGACGATAGAGTTTAAACTTATCTTTTTCCTTATACCGATAACAGGGGTCAAACGTATTACTAATGTACCAGATGTTATCTGCTATCCATGCTTTGTCTACTTTTCTTACGTCATAGAACTTAAGTATCTTTTCTGTTACTCCAAACTGAAGCCAGTACTCTAAGTCTTTCTGTGTAAATTTTGTAACAGTAACTTTAATAGATGCAGGCTTTATCTCTGCTGGCTTAGGACTTTTGAGAGTGGATACTTCCATCTCTAATCTAAGTCTATCTTCTAAACTAAAGTTCTTAAGTTGGAAATCTGATTCTATTTTATATAGAATGTCTGGATACTCATAGGCAGTACGCATTTGAGCTATGTCAATTGCATTGTAGTGCACTTTCTCCGTAGCATAATCTACAAAATACAGATTACCTCCTTGACTCCACCTAAAGAAACAGGTAGCATGCTTGTCAGATCTGAATGGATTCTTATATTTCTTTCTCAAGTCTATTTTCTCACCGAAGTAAAAAGACATTAGGTTTTCTTGCCCTAGTAAAGCGTATAAAGTCTTTACATTAGGTCGTATTTCGATGCTTGAGAGATCCATAAGTGTTGTTTTTAACCCTTCTTCAATAAAAAAGGGGTCACAAAAGTAACCCCTTTTCTAAAAAAGAGAATAGATTACTTTTAATTTTAGAAGATATCGTTAATATCTGTGCTAACAGGACTTGTTGCTACTTCACTGGTATCCCAACTCATCATAGATTCTGACTTGAAAGGAGTCTCAGTTTCGTTTGCTTCAGGAGCATCATTTTCGGTGTATTCTTTAAAAGTATAACTTCCATAGAAACTCTTAAAGCCATACTCACCTGTAATTTGCTTAGATACATATTCAGTAATTTTACCTTGTACGTTAACAAATACCTTAGTGCATACGTCTTGATATTTTTCATCTTTGATTCCCAAAAGAACCTTAACACCCATGTTGGCTTTGTTAAAGTGAGCAAAGAAGTCTACTAACTCAGTGCCTTTACCTTTAGCAATAGTAGCCCAGTTGTCAAGAACAAATGGTTTTTCCTTTGGAGAGATGTTACCATAAGCTTTAAGCAAAGAATAAACTGTTTCTTCTCCGCCCTTAGCTTCACGTACACTCTTCATATCTAATCTACGAGAAGGGTCAATAGATGCTTGATACTCACTTAGAGTAGCAAGGTTCTCAGCCCATGTAGTTTTAGTAAAGTTGTCAATGAATTGTTTCTTACCTGCTTGAGACATACGAGTGTCATTATTTACCCATAAAGTAAACTTACCACGCAAATCTGTTTTAAAGTCTGGATGATTAACATACCAGAAGTCAAGACGCATTCCGTTCTCTGACTCATAGGTAGGCTCTTTAACTTTGTCTTCTTCAATACCTAGGATTTTTGCAAGTTCTTTAGCTGTAGGATTAACACTTACAACTTGAACAGGAGCAAATCCTGTGTACAATTTTTTGCCTGCTCCAGGCTCTCTGGTTTCTAATTGATCGAATTTCATAATTTAATTTTGTTTTGTTTTGTTTTATTTTTTATCTTTTACTGGTGTTTCTTCTGCATAATAACGATCTATTGTATCACATACTATTTGCAAGTCGTTAGGGATAAGAGTTTCTGAAAACATATCCATAGGACTTTTAGCAGGGTAGTTTCTAAAACGATTAGTTACAAACTGATAAGTTGCTTTCTCTTCTTTATCTTCACCTACGTGAGTATAAAGACAGATAGTAAACAATCCTTCTAGTACGATTTGGTTGTCTAGTGCTTTACCGATTGTCTTAATCTTCTGACCTACGATATGTCCATCATCTTCAATGTTCTCTGAGTGAGTAACATAGAATACTTTAAGGTCATTACGAAGCTTACGAGCACTAGTAAGCATATTGGTTACATCTTTTGCAAGAGTAACAAATTTACCAAAACCAATCTCATTGGCTTTTCTCATCATAAGAAAAGACATAGAGTAGATAGCATCATCCATGATGATGTTTTTGATGTGAGGAGCTTTCTCGCTGATCTGTTGTAACAATGCGGTGATTTGATTAATATCATCTACCTCCATGTAATTCTTAGATTCAAGATTGTAAAGCTTTTCTGCTCCTTTGAAAGGCAATTCTTTCCTTGCTACATTAATAATAAATGTTTCTTTTGGGTCTAAAGTCCTTACAGCTGTGGATTTACCAGTACCTGAAGGACCTACGATAGCGATTAGTTTGCTTGACATATAGTTAGTTTATTTTGTTTATTTTGTTTCTAGTAATTTATCTAAATCTTCAGTTATTATTTTCCATCCGTACATAGAAGCAAAGAATCTTGCTCCTGCTTGACAACGCTTTTTATCTTTAGAAGGGAAACTTAAGATTGCTTTTCTTACTTTAGTGTCGTTATAAAGTAGTTTAGCTAGCCAATCTATAAATTCTTCTTCTTTAGCCATTGTCCAGGTATGGTCCCAATACCACGTAGGGGAACTAAAATCTACGTCATCGTAGTTTACTTCAATCATATTACACATATGAGTGAGTACTTGGGTTAATTCAGGACTAAATTCATCTTTTTTATTCATAGGCTTTTACAATTTTATAATTTTAAATACTTTTCATAATGATTACCTACAGGATTATTCATCTCTTCAGGCTTTGGTAACTCGTCAAACTTTCCGTTAGCTCCATTAAAGTAAAGTCCTACGCTTGAATTTTCTAAGCCATAGTAACGGTCTTTAAGGAATTTAAGAGAGCGATATTTGTTACCAAGCAATGTTACATCATAGCCATTATGGACTGCTATGTTATATCTTGTTGGACTAAATAAACCTAGAACTACTTCGTAATCTTGGTGTACACCCTTGTTAATGTGGAGTTCTTCCATAGAAGGTTCTAATTTCTCTTCCATTAACTGTCCTTTGTAAGTGTAAGTTTGCTTTTCTGATGCAGGAGTCTGTTGATGGACAATAATACTAGCCATCTTATATCGCTTAGAAAACACGTCTAATACATAATCCTTAATCATAAAGTCAAAAGTCTGATAGGAACTTAATTTCATCTTAGTGTCAGGAGCTATCTCATTAGATAAAAGACTAATGTGATCTAGTACAAAGAATACCCAATGGTCTTCAGATCTGTATCTGTAGCCTGTAGTAATTCTTCTACCATCATCTAAGTCTTTGTAGATGTTTTCTCCTACATCTGGATTATCGAAGTACGCTTTTACGTACTTAGCTATACCTGTAGGATTCCTTATATAATCTATAACATCTACAATGTTTTGTAAATTAGTAATAAAGGTTTCTGCAGCTCTTATCTTAGTCATTAACTCAGAACTTACACTATAGTTTCCTATAGATTTTAATTGCTGTACAGTAACAGTAATGTTGTGATTCTGATGTAAATAAATAGAGATAAAAGATAGCCAAAAGTCAGTAGCACTTTCTTCTAAAGCAAAATAAAATATCTTAGGAGTAATCTCTGTATTTCTTGTTGCTTTGTAGATGTTTACGATAGTCATGTATTTTGCAAACTTTGACTTACCTACACCTGATGCAGCAGTAATACAAGTAATAGAACCTTTAGTAAATCCTCCATAATACTGAGCTAATCTAGGAAAGGGAGGAGCAATAGATGTTATCCCTCCTGCTTCTTTGATTATCTTATTTCTTTCTATTTGGGAAATTATACTTTCAAAGTTCATCTTTATAGAATTTGATGGCTATTGTAAGCAGGTCCAGTACCATTCTTTAATTCTTCACACCACTTAGCTAAGTCGCTTTGCTCTACTCCATCAATCTTTTTAGAGATAAAGTAACCACACTCTCTGATATACCTAATAGATCCTTGTCCTTTCAAGGTATCTATGTAAAGGTCAGTAGCCTTGGCTATTTGATCTAGAGTGTAATCGTATTCTGCTAAGAATTTAATCAATCGCTTAACCACACTTACCTTGTCAGTAGTCTTTCCTGATACTCCTATGTTCTTTGCACTAAACTTAGCAATAAACTCTGTTACCCATGTAATAGGTATTTCAGGTTGTGGTGTTGGATTTGCAATTACTTTAACAGGATCAGAATGTCTAGCAACTTTAAGTGCAGATATTACTTCACTTATGTCAAGTTCTTCAAGTGCTTTAGGTGTCCAACTAAAAGTAGTTCCATTATTCAGAAGTTTCTCTTCGTAAATCCACTTGTCTATCATTTTCTCTTTGACTGCTAGTTCCCATAGGACTTCGTAGAATGTTTTTTTCATTTTCTGTTGTGGTTAAAATTACGTTTATGCCTTTGAATAATTTCTCTTTATTGAACTTAGGCGGGTCTACAAAGATAAGGGATTCTTCAACTTTTTCCAAGTCTTCCATCCACATTTTTTTCATAAAAAGATAGTCTGGGGTTGATTCCAGACTATCTCCATAATATTCATTTTCCATAAATTTTAGTTGATTCTACTTGTTTAATAGATAATTTACGATTAAAGAAATACCCTAAGCTGTTCCTTTTATATCGTCAAACTCTAGCTTACCTAGAAAAAGATTTTTAAAGTTCTCTTCCATACCATCTGCCATGTCTGGAGTTACGTTAAACATACTCTCACAGTCAATACAAGTAGTCTCAATAAGTAAATCATTTGTGATTTCTACGTGATGACCTCCACAAATAGGACAGGTACAATCCATAATAGCTTCATCAATAATTTCTTGATCTATTGTAACTTGTAAATCATGTTGTGATACTTCATAATAC